CTAGTAAACTTACTAAACGGATGCCATTACCTCCGTGCCCGGAACTAAAATCTTTAAATCTATAGGTACCTTTACCTGTATCATAGTATATAAACATGCTAGGATCATTATCTCCACTGTTAAATACTGATTTCATTTTAATATCCTGACCGTTTAACTGTGGTAAGTTAAGATATTTTTCAAATATCCATTCATCCGGTATATGTATGTATTCTATTAAGTTTTCTATTGATATCATATGTTTAATAAAAAAGGAGGGTTACAAAGATAACCCTCCTGTTGATATTAGCAAATAAATATCTTAGTAAGGAAGATCATCTAGATCAAAATCAGAACCTGGTAAACTAGTATCATCACCAAAGCTTTCTACTGGTGTCGCTACTGGCTTAGCCATTTTAATAATATGATCATTTTCATTAAATGTCATTACTTTAGAAGAATTTGCTTCTCCAAAAACATATGTTCCCGGATTATTTTTAGGTAAGAACAGGTTGTGTGCTGTATAACCATTTTTGTTCTCATATTCTTTACCAGCAATACAAAAATCTAAAAAGATATCTTTAGATACTTTATCTCTATTAAAAGCATCAATAAATTCATGGATAGTGTTATGCTTGTTGTTTTGAGATAGAAACCATTCATCTTTTCCTAAAGCAGCAGATACTTTCTTAAGAAAAATTAATACGTTTTTATCTCTTTCAATTTTAATACCTGATCTAGTAGTACCATCTGCAAAAGCATATTGAGATGCTTGAACTTTACCAATTTGACCTTGGTAATGACCTAAATCCGGATTGTCCTTATCAATAAAAAATCCTTCAAAACCTTCAATAGGTTCTGTTTCTAGATTTAATACTACGTGAACAGCTCCTTCAATAAATTTAAAGTCTTCTAGTTGAATGTCATTGATTTTAGCAGTAATATTCCCTGGTTTAATTGTTTTACTTAAACCACCACCGTTACTGTCTACTAAATTTTCTGTGCTTAATGCCATAATTGTTTGTTTTTATTTGTTTTTAATTAAATTGCTTCTTTATTCTCTACTTTTATAACTTCTATTTGACCAATAGGCATCCAAGTTGAAACATTAGTCACACAAAAATTTTGTCCTACTGGAGCATTTAACCAGGTATTATAATCAAAATAAAATTTTTGACTATTACCGGAACAATCATTTTTAATTGTCAATGTGTAGTATAATTCACCATTTGATGTTTCTATATCATCATTAGTTATGACCCCACAATTACAGTTTTTATCTTTATCACAAGAAATAAAAACCAAACTCATCATTAGAGTCATCATCATTAATTTTAAATTTTTCATTGTTTTATTTTTTATTAATCTACAAATATTTTATCCCAATGAGTAATGTACTCACCTTTATCATTTACTTCAGAAATAACAATTTCTTGATTACGTAAATGTTCTGGTCTTGCCCCACAACCAACATCATCTGTAGTATAAAAACTCAATACATTTGTATCACCTTTCCTATAAAGATAAGCAATAGCATCTGAGTTTGAGGTAGTTATACGTTTCAATTTCCCAGTTAGATCTAGTTCTTTTACTGAAAAAGTTGAACCATTCTTTTCTAACATAGTGTCTTTAACGTGACCTAACAGAATAATATGAGGAGCTAGTGTTTGAACATAATCTAGCACTTTAGTGAATGCCATTCTTTGCCAATAGTATCCTGAGCCCTCGGGAAGCCCTATAATATTACCATACTTAGCTTTACCACCTCCTTCAGCAAACCAGTTTTTACCCATAGGTGACTGAGAATACAATTGTTCTGCATAACCTATACACATTTCTTCTAAAGCTGTAATAGTATCTACAGCAATGTATTTATAGGGAGAACCAGCATCTTTAATAGCTTTACCAATCTTTTTAAGTGTTCCTATACTATCAACTTTCATTTTCATAGCTGATACAAAATCAGAACCTTGCTCAAAGTCTAGTAATAAACAATTATCTAGATTAGCAATCAAACTTGTTTTCCCGGTTTTAGGCTTAGAGAAAATAATTAGATTTTTAGGATTTTTTGCTTCAGGTTTACTCCTGGATGTAGGTAATACGATATCCATTACTTTTTAATTAATTGATTTAACCATTCTTTGTTACTAACTGGAGAATTCCACATAATTGCAGCGAAATCTCTAATTGTCATGTTTGTTAATAATTCATCTACTTCATTTTTGTCTTCATTTTTAGTTATACTTTCAGTTTCTTCAGGGAATAACTCTTCTGTTAAAGAGATTTGTTTTGTAGTAGTAAAGTCAGGAAAATCATTTTCTAAACTATCAGATTCAGGATTTTTAATTTCAATTTTTTCTAATTCTTTTACAGGTACTAAATATCTAAAATTTTCACCTTCTGTTTTTTCATATTCTTCATCAAAATATGGATTGTATCTAAGTCTATAAAGAGTTCTTGTAGGATCTTCAGGGGTTAGATCATAGCTTACAAACTCTGTGTATATATCCTTTTGCTTTAATAACTCACTAGGGAAAAATGATACATATTTTTCAGTTTTTTCTCTAGGTATATAAGCTGATTTAGGAATATACAAAGGAGCTTCTTCTTCTATAATTTGAAACTTCCAAAGATGTTCTTTAATTAACTCTTCTGTTTTTTCTCTACGTTCTGCTGTAGTTAGCTTTCCATTACTTATCATACTGTTAATCTTTTTGATTGGGTTGCTGGTGTTACCATTTCTGCTATACTCATTTTCTCAAATTCAGCTCTAAAGAAACTAATTCTTGGTTCTCCATTTCTTACTTTAAGAAAATGGAACACTAATGTTTTATCATCATCAATTATATATCTATCAGGACCATAATATTTAATCTTTTGTTTTGCTGGTCTATTTACACCTATTAGTAAATCTGCGTGTTGCAACAAAGCATCTGAACCAAATATATCTGATTCTAAAATATAATTAGAGTATTTACCATCTTCTGCTCTTTCCGGATTATCACTATTTCTATTTAATTGTGATAAAAGAATAAACAGTACAGGTATTTGTTTTTTGAGTTGGGTTAGTGTTTTACCAAGATTACTCAACATTTCTTGGAGGTCTTTTTCATAAGGTGCTTTTTGAAATAGAATAGAATGATCAATAGTTACCAGCACAGGTTCTTTGTATTCTTCATAGTATTCTAATACTAGTTTTTCAAATTCTGCTACAGTACATGGATTATCTATGACATTTACTTTACTCCCCGCAACTTTTTTTTGAGAATATTTATAACATTTCTCTAAATCCTCATCTGTTATAGTTCCTTCAGCACTACATAAATACTTGTATGATTTACTAAGCACACTTGTATATTCTCTAATAGCCTGAGTTCTTCCTAGCATTTCAAATTGAAACTGTAAAACTCTAAAGTTTTGATCAGGATTTAATCTATGAGCTTCTCTTACTATTTGATCAGCAATAACTGTTTTACCGGTACCTGGTCTGGCACCAATAACTATAATAGTATTCCATTCTAAACCATCTAAAGTAGCATCATTAAACTTATTCCAAGGAGTTTTTATACTTTTAACTAGACCAAGTTGTCTTTGCTTTAAGTACTTTAAAGCTGAAGAATAAGAATCCTTCTGTGATTTCCACGGTTTACTCATTTGATGACTATTAATGATTTTCTATAATTTTTATGGATATAGGTAAGAGCTAAATTTACTAGTTCTATACCTAAGAATTGTAATACAGTGATTTGGATTACAAATATATTAATAACTGTGTAACTAAACAACAATGTAACTAAAGAAAATAATAAAATTTTTAAACTGTTTGTCATACTACTTTGTCGGTGAAATGTGGTTTATTATCATCCAGACCATTAAGTATTATGTCACAATAATTAGCTAAATCACTTTCATATGTTTTATCTGTATTTTGTTTTCTGATAAAATATTGTGAAGTTCTCATGTATTTCCAATTTTGTGCTTCATACTCATCTAGATATAGTTTTGTTGCTGAAAATACTGTTTCCCATGTGTAATCATATTCTGTAAAAAACCATCTAAATACATTTTCCAGGCTTTTTACGTTTACTCTAGCAGGTTTTCCACTAGGTAATTTTATATTAGGAAATAACTCAAGATATCCTTGTAGATTTTCTATGTAGTTATCTCCTAAAATGTCAGTGCTAGATTTTTTCTTAGCTTTCTTAAAATAGTTTTCTAAACCTTCTAGATAAGCTATAGTCTTTGGAGTGATTTCATTGTTATCAACCCATCCTCCTTGTTCTAATCTTTGAATTTCTAATGGTATATTAATAAAATTAGAGGGAACTGTTTTATGTTTTATACAATGTAGAAAATATGTTTGATTAGGTGTTAATTTATGCCGGAGCATCTGTTCGTATATCTCTGTCATTA